GGTCGCGCAAGCGACCGCAAGGCCAACCGGCCGCCCGCAGCGACCGGAGGGAGCGAGGATAGCCAAAGCCGCGGTTGCGGCTGCCGGCGCTTGAGGCTAAGCCAAAAAGTGCACGCGGGCGCCATGCTGGAGCGGCTGGGTAACCAGGCTGACCTCGAACAGGTCGATTTCGAGCAACTCGCGCCCGTCATCGGTCTGGCGGGCGGCGCGGGTGCGGAAGCCGAAGCTGAGGCCACTCACTGCGCCCTGCTTCAGCATCAGCGCCGCCCGGCTGGCCGGACGGTCGATGCGGGCGACGACCCTGAGACCGCGCGCGTCCTCGGCTACCTGTTCGATCACCCCGATGGGCTGGTCGGGACGGTGCTGCCAGTAGAGCGGCAGGGGCGACTGGCGCGCGGCCAGCGTGCGGGCAAAGGCTCCGCGCCGGATCGTGTCGCGTCCGGCATCGGCGATGTCGAACAGCGCGGCATAGCCGGCGAACCGCAGCGGCGCGCTCATAGCATGTCCCACGCGCCGAGCCGCACCGCGATCCCGATCAGCAGCAGCGCCAGCGCCCCGCGAATGACCCAGTCGACCAGCGCTTTCCACGCGCTTGTCTTGGCATCGCGCCAGGCGCGCAGCAGCTCGCGCAGCTCCATCAGGTCGCCCTCGGCTCCGGCATCGCCGAGCCCGAGCCGTTCGAGCACGCGGTCGGTGGCGAGCACGCTCGCCTCCTCCACGATGGCGCGCAGGGTGACCAGCTCGGCCCCTTCCTCGCGCGCTTGGGCCATCAGGCTGGCGAGGATGTCTTCGCGGCTCATGGGGCAGTCTCCTCCGGGCTCAGGCCCAGCATCTGGCGCTTTTCGGCGCGGGTCAGGAAATCGGCGTCGGATACCTGCGACCACAGCCGCTCGCGGTCCTCCGACAGCGCCGGGACGCGATCGAGGTCGATCCCGAGCTCGGCATCCGGAAACCAAGCCGCGAGGCCTTCGCGCAGCGCGGCAAACAGCTTTTCGGCCAGCGGCAGCAGTGTCAGCCGCCACAATGCGCGGTTGGCCTCGCGGTAGTTCGAATAGGTGTTGTCGCCCGGCAGCCCGAGCAGCATCGGCGGCACCCCGAAGGCGAGCGCGATATCGCGCGCCGCGGCGCTCTTGAGCGTGGCGAAGTCCATGTCGGCAGGCGAGAGCGCCATGCTCTGCCACTTGAGCCCGCCATCGAGCAGCATCGGACGGCCCGCATGGGCCGCGCCCGAAAAGGCGATTTCGAGCTCGCGCTTCAGCCGCTCGAACTGTTCGTGGGCGAGCGTCATGCCGTCGCCGGTCTCGTAGACCAGCGCACCCGACGGCCGCGCCGAATTCTCCAGCAGCGCGCGGTTCCAGCGCGCCGCAGCATTGTGGATCGTCACCGCCTGATGCGCCGCTTCGAGCGCGCCCGCCCCGCGATGATCGTCGAGCGGATGCATCGCCCGGATTGCAATAATGCCGGGCCAGCCATCCTCGTCCGTCACCGCAATGCGCGTGCGGTTGCCCTGCACGGTGTAGTCGTAGGCGCAGGGCCAGCCGTCGGGGCCGGTGACGACGCTCACCCGTTCCGGACGCAGCGCGAACAGCTCGACCGGAACGCCTGAGGCATCCTTGATGATCTGCACATAGCCATTACCGTGCAGCAACAGGTGTGCCGCCAGCGTTTCGACCAGCGACTGGCCTGCGCTGGTGGCGTTGACCAGCGCGGCGAGGCGCGGCTCGGAGCAGGCAAGCGGGGCCTGCCCGACTCCTTCGGCGACGATCCGGATCGAGCGCTGGGCGATCGGATTGGCGAGAAAGCTGTCCTCGACCGCGCGCGTGTATTCGTAGCCGTCAGGGCCGAAGCCGCCGTCAAAGGCCGGAATCCAGCCGGTCATCACCCCTTGCGCAAGCGGCACGCGGGCGGGCGCCCCGCCCTTGAAGGCGGAACGGAAGAGGTCGAGCAATGCCATGAAAGTTCCTTTGGTTTGGCGGGTACCCGCAAGCGCTAGTCGAACCGCACAAGTCGCGGTCGGACGCTGCGGCCGAGCATCAGTTCGGTCATCGCCCAGACCAGCGCGTCGGCGCGGTCGGGACTGCGGCCCGGGCCGGCATAGGTGCCGCCGAGCAGCAGGCCGCACAGCTGATCCTCCAGCCGCGCGAACAGGCCGACATGGCGCACCCGCCCGGCGGCATAGAGCGCGGCGACCGGCTCGGCCCGGGCGATCTTGCCGCGGCTGGCATGGACCAGTCTGAGCGGCAGGGCGTGGTCGGCGGCGCGCAACACGCTATCGACCATCGCGCCGCCTTGATTGGCTTCGGCGACCACCCGGTCTGCGCCCCATTGCTGCGCCGCTTCGGCGACGTTTCGGGCCCAGACGTCGGGCGCCGCGCCAGTCACCGAGCAATCGGCCAGCACCCGCGCGATCCCGTCTTCTCCCAGCGCGGCGACGATGATCCCGCATTCGTCACCATCGGTTCCGGCGGGCGGATCGACTGCTACGACGACGCGGGCATGTTCGGGAACCGGCCCGGCTTCGCGTGCCTGTTCCAGCAGCGCGCGGGTCCACAGCGCGCCTTCGATATCCTCCAGCAGTTCGCCATCGATCTCCTGTCGGGAGAGCTGGCTGCCGGCGAATTCGCTGGTGATCGCTGCCATGAAGCGCGCCGCCAGATGTTCGGTGTTGTCGACGGTCGAGCCGCGGGTGATCGCCACCTCGCCGCTGGCCGCCTGCGCCACCAGCCGCCGCACCAGCGGCACCGCGCGCGGGGTCGTGGTGACGGCGATGCGCGGATCGCTGCCGAGCCTCAGGCCGAGCAGCAGGTTGTCCCAGCAGCGCGTTGCCCGCTCATGCGCCAGCGGCCACTTGCCGATCTCGTCGCACCAGGCGTGGCTGTGCTGCGGACCGCGCAAGGCTTCGGGTTCGCTCGCCGAAAACAGCTGCGCCTGCGCCCCGTTGGCAAAGCGGATGCGGTGCAGCGAGGGTTCGAAATGCGGTTTGTGACCAGGTCGGCAGATCGCCAGCAGTCCGCTCTCGCCCTCGACCATCACCGCGCGCGCTTCGGCGAGCGAGGAGGATATCAGCGCGATGCGCGCGTCGGGATTACTGTCGGCGATCATCCGCACCCACTCGGCCCCGGCACGGGTCTTGCCGAAGCCGCGTCCGGCCATGATCATCCAGATGCGCCAGTCGCCCGGCGGAGGGAGCTGCTCCTTGCGTGCCTGATAATCCCACAGATAGTCGAAGCCGTTGCGCTCGTCCCGGTCCATTGCCTCGGTGAGTTGGTATCGGGCTTTTTCGCCATCCTCGCTCTCGTCGGCCATCATCTCGTCATAGGGGCCGCTCATGCTTGCTTGCTTTCGGCGGCGGCCTTCTGGCGGGCGATGCGCCGCCGGATGTCCTCGATCTTGCGGTCGATCGAGGCGCGCACCTCGGCGGCGCTGACATCGCGCACCTCGCCGGCCCCGCGCGCGGCGCTGTCGCGGTGGGCGGCGAGCAAGCGGATGGCGTTGGCGAAGTCGAACTTGCCGTCGTCGGCGGTCTTGGCGTCGCCATCGCGCAGGCGCCGGACCACCTCCATTTCGAGGTGGAGATAACCTTCGGCCAGCGCCACCCGCCACTGGCGGGCGAATTCCGCTTCCTCGCGCCGCACCTTGTAGGCGCGGCTGACGCTGATCCCGGCCTTGGCGGCGGAGAGGGTGATGTTCGAGCTTTCGGCGAGGTGATCGAGAAACAGGCGTCGCCAGTTGTTGTTGATGCGCCCGCCTTCACCCTGCTTGAGAGACGGGCGGATGGCGATACGCTTGCCGGGCGGTTTGGCCATTGTGGCTCTCCTGTCGCGCAAACGAAACAGGCGGCACTCCGCTGGGGAGCGCCGCCTGCTGGCGAATCGCTATTTTTCGATGATGCCCTTTTCTAACCAAAGAGCGTCACGATGTCAAGAAAAATAACCAGATTGGTTATTTGATGTGCGGCGTCAGATAATCCCGATCGCCTTGCCGGCCCGTTCGAACATGCCGAGGATGGTCTGCACCTGATCGGCGGAATGCTCCGCGCACAGCGAACAGCGCAGCAGGGTCATCCCCGCCGGGGTCGCCGGGGGACGGGCGAGGTTGACGTAGAGGCCTTCCTTCAGCAGCGCCTCCCACATCATCGCCCCGCGCTCGAGATCGGGCATGATGACGGCGATGATCGCGCTCTGCGGGGTTTCGGTGCCGAGCTCGAAGCCCAGATCGCGCAGGCCCTTGTGGAGCGTGCGGCTGTTCTCCCACAGATGCGCGCGCTTGTTGCCGCCGTGCATCAGCTTGCGGATCGAGGTGGCAGAGCTCGCCAT